GTCTCGCTCCAGGAGAAACCTGCAGCGTGAGCTGGAGAAGCAGCTGGTCCTTCAGCGCCTGGGAACTTGAAGCTCGTGTCGTTTCCCGCCCCTCGTTTTTTAATCCTCTTTGTTAGTTAGCGGGGGGCAGGTAACGGCACCCCCGTGCAGCTGGATCTCGTCTCGTTTCATAAAGCTCGTTCCTCGTTCACGTGTGGCCATGAACTACCCCCCCCCAGCGTAAGGAGCTGGGATCCAGGAACTGCTGGTGGAAAAGTTCTGAAGAAAGAGCTTGACATCTGTCTCATCAGGTCTTATCTACGTGTGTGTAACTAACAAAGGAGGATCTCGATGAAGCTAAGCAAATTAATAAAAAAGATAAACACTGAGAATGCGCCACCGGACGGTTGGCAGCCGAAGGATGCCGTTCATGAAGACAAACCAGTTCCCGGTAAGACATATGCATTGACTGCTGGTCCAGGCGAAGCGTGCATTGCAGCAGGTAATACTTGGAAGGAGAGTGAGGTGTCGTGACATGGGCCATCGTTTATGTGTGCCTGCTCTTCTTGTGGCCAGGGCTAACCCTGGCCGCTACGGCCGTGCTGGTGCTCTCGTTGGCAGGAGTCCTTTAACCTCGTCTCGTTTAGAACTGGCCGCTGGATCCTGCAGCGTGGTCTGTGAACTGGGGGGATCTCACAGGTGGTGGTAGTTCAGTTCAAGTTTAAGTTCGGTTGTAGTTTAGAATAGTTCTAAAAGATAATTGTTGCATTGATAGATGGGAGATGATAAGAGAGGCGACAAACTCTAACAAAGGAGAAAGATATGGGTTTAGATCAATACGCAGGATTTCGCGATTCGAATGGCGAAGTCCACGACACATTCTATTGGAGAAAACACGCTCGTTTACAGGTGTTCTTCGATCAGATGTTTACGGAACAAAACAAAGGAGACACGCACAAATTACCTGACGGAGATGGTGGCTTTGGTGACTTATCACATCTTGGTTTCAATGGTGGTATGGGCGGAGTTAAGATAACTGAAGAAATTGTCAACAAGTTAGACAAGGAATATTTAGAGGGTTATCCCAACTGCGTTGCCGAAGATGGTTTCTTTTGGGGGCAACAGTTCCAGAAAGAAAGTATTAAGGAGTACAAGGCACAAGACAAGGAGTTTATAGATTGGTGTCGCGAACAACTGAAAGAGGGGAAAGAGATAGGTTATGACTGTTCGTGGTAAAAAACCAAATGTCGAGGCGGCAGATGCCGCCTCGCCTCGTAAACAGAGCGGTAAAGAACAACAGCAAGAGTTCACCAAGCTAGTGGAGCAGATGGCAAAATCTATGGAAAGAGTATTCGGTGATAAGATACAACTTGAGGTTGAGCCAAAAATACCAATAAAAATAAATAAAAATAAATTAAATTAACTATTGCAATGAGATGCAATAAGATATAAAAGCTGTCTGTTAAACTAACAAAGAGGTAAAAAATGCAAAGAGCAAAAAAGCTAAAGCAAGAAGAAAAAAAAGTTATTCTTGCTTATGCACAACTAAAGCTTAAAGCAAATCGACTATCTAAAGAGTTAGATACAATGAAACAAAATGTTGTTGATTGCTTTGAGAGAACAAATCAAAACTTAATTATTGTTACAGATACACATGGCAATAATTTTGGTTTACAAAAAATAAATCGTAAGCGAAAGAAATTCGAGACAGCGAATTTTAAAATCGCTCATAATGATTTATTCAATAAGTTTTGTACAGAGATACAATATCAAGAGTACAAAGCGATAGGCGGTATTGATGGACTACAAGCGCCAAAGGAGCAATCTGATGACGAATAGTTTAATCAATATAGCCCAAGTATTAGCTGAAAGGGTTGGCGAGAAATCGCCAACTGCTCTATCAGATATGCTAGTCAACAATGGAGCAAAAAAACAACTTAACTATGAGATAATGTTTCAGTTGCTCATGGGTGAGTGTGAAAAACACATATTAGAAAATACAGGCAATCCAACTGTTGACGAGTTCAGAAATAATATACTGAACAAATTCTCAACATTGGTACAACAACTAACACCAACGCAAGAATAGTTATCATACACAAGTGGCGGTCTAAATCAGATACACGCGCGAGAGCCGCCACTCGTGCAGAAGGCTCACAATTTCCAACGACCTGCAATTCTAAAAACTAAACGACAAACCGCGCTGATACGCTGGTGCGACTGTGCAAAAGAGTTTACAAAGCAATATAAATAAATACACTAGGGTCCCAAACGGTATGAATATAGAAAACTTAACAGAAGACGAATTAAAAAATTTAATTCTAAAAAAGCAATTAGAGTGGATCAAGTTATGCCAGGATGATTTTTTAATTTTTGCAGAGACTGTTTGGCAAGATTTTATTTACAGAAAAACAAAGGACCCAAAAAAATATGGGCACCATCAAATTATTGCAGAAGAGTTCCAGAAGATAGCCGCTAATAATGAAAAGAGGCTCATCATTAATATGCCACCAAGACATACTAAATCAGAGTTTGCATCTTATTTATTTCCTGCGTGGATGATTGGTAGGAATCCTAAGATGAAAATTATGCAGGTATCGCACAATGCTGAATTAGCAACTAGGTTTGGTAGTAAGGTTCGTAATTTAATGAACACCAAAGAGTATAAACAAATTTTTGGAAATGTTACACTGAGAGAAGATAGTAAAGCAAAAGGCAGGTGGGAAACCAATCATGGTGGTGAATACTTTGCAGCGGGTGTTGGCGGATCTATCACAGGTCGAGGGGCCGATTTGCTTATCATAGATGATCCACATACAGAGCAAGACTCAATGTCTGACTCAGCTATGGATCGAGCTTATGAATGGTATTCATCAGGACCCAGACAACGTTTACAACCAGGTGGTCGTATCTGTGTGGTAATGACTCGTTGGGCCACTGATGATCTTACAGGAAGGCTCGTCAAAGCACAAAGTGAACCTAAAGCAGATAAATGGAAAGTCATAGAGTTTCCTGCAATCATGCCAAGTGGAGATCCTGTGTGGCCAGAGTATTGGTCACTTGAAGATTTAGAAGCGGTCAAAGCTTCGGTGTCAACGAAAAACTGGAATGCACAATACATGCAGGACCCCACTTCAGAAGAAGGTGCTATCATTAAAAGAGATTGGTGGCAGGATTGGGACAAAGATTATCTACCAAAACTTCTGCACGTAATACAGTCTTACGATACTGCGTTCTCTAAAAAAGAAACTGCAGACTACTCAGCGATAACAACGTGGGGTATCTTTGAGCCAGTAGAGGGTTATGAGAAATGCATAATACTTTTAGATGCACAAAAAGGTAGGTATGATTTTCCAGATCTTAAGAATGTAGCGATAGAGCAGTATTCATACTGGGAACCGGAAACCGTAATCATTGAGGCTAAGGCTACAGGTCAACCTTTGATACACGAATTAAGAAGAGCAGGTATTCCAGTAATAGATTACGTTCCTGCACGTGGCAGAGATAAGCATACTAG